CGCTAATTGGAATGAACAGGTACTTAAGCAAGGAAGTGAAGACGCAAGAAAGATACTTAGTCAACCTTATGATGGTTATGTAGCTAATGCACTAGACGATGCTAAAGAAAAGATTAGACGTGATACTGAAAATAGTATATCTAATACGGGGATACTTGATAAATTAAAAGCAATGGGGCAATCATTTAAAAGTACAAATGATTTTGTTGCTATTGACAAGTGGCTTAATAAACCTAATTTTAAAGTTGATAGTAACTGGATGGAAACGGTTAGTAATTTTAAATATGCAAATCAACTACTAGAATCAAGTGGACTTCCACCAAGTGATATAGAAAAAATATCTAAAACAACAAGTTTTGAAGATTATACACATACAGTTAATATATTAAAACATGAAGCCGAAGTTAATGATGATATTAACCATAAAATTGGTGCAGGGTTACAAGCAACAGCATCATTTGCAGGTGCAGTAATGGGATTAGATTTACCTTTGTACTTTTTACCTGGTATTGGTGAAGCCCGATTAGCTAAAAAAATTGATGATATTGCAGATATTTATGATGCAACAAAAGTTGGAGAAAGTATAGCTCAACAAAAAGCTATTATGACTGCAGCTAATGTGTCCCTAACTGCAGCAGTAACTGTAGGTCAAAATATAATTCATGATGATACCTCACTTACACAAAGTTTAGTAGGATTTGTATCTTTAGCAGGAATTAACCAACATCTTATAAACAAGTCATTTGGGTTATTTACTAATGAGTTTGATAATATTATGGCACATTTACAAACGTCAGATGAACTAATGAAAATAAACTCTACGTTACAGTTATCAAACCCTTCACGATTGATGCTTGAACATAACCCAACAGTTGAAGAACCTATTATAATGGGTATGCGTGGAACTGGAAATGCTCCTATTAACATTTCTCCTGAATCTTTTAAGTTAGCATGGGATAACCAAAAGTTATTACCTAATATTTTAAATGAAACGAGTAAATATTGGAGTAATACTCCAATTGAATTAGGTATGCGTGATGTAGGTAAAGGGGTAATCCATTTACCTGATGACCCAAGATTAACTAAACTTGGAGCTAAAAGTGATTTAGTAGCAGGTAATTTAGCAAACATTCAAAATGAAGTTACTATTACTGAAAAGGTTATTGCAAGCTTAACTAAACGAGTTAACAACCCATCATTAGGTAAAGACCTCAAAGTTAAAGCACAAGAAGACCTTACTAATGCACAAACTAAACTGGATATGCTAAATACTGGATATTCTAAAATTAAAAAAGCATCATCATTTGAAAATGCAATGGGTGAGATTTCAAGAATAGTAAAATCGAATGGGTTAGAAGCTACTCATAAAGACCTCGCCAACAAAATGTTAGAGGTGATACCCAATAATTTAACTTCGATTGAAAAAGGTTTAACATCTGAAGAAATTATTAATACGGCTAAAGATGTTGTTGATAAAAGTATTGGTGAAAAATTATCAATAAAAACAATTAATGGTAAAACTACTACGGGTAAAGTTGGGAAAGATGGTAAATTTAAACCTTTTCCAAATCAAAATAAGGTGTTAACTGCACTTACTATTGCAGGGTTAGCAGGTACAAGTGCCTCTGCATTTGATAATAGTAGTTCAAGTAAAGATACAACTTTTCAAGATGTTGTAATATATGCTCTTCTTGCTTTTTTTGGTGGCTCATTTGCAATGAAGAAAATACAAAAGGCTATGCAAACATCTAATGGGTTTAGAAATGTAGCAGCATCAGTAGTAAAGGATATTAGTACCAATTTTATAGCTAAAGAAATGGAGAAGACACCCGAGGGAGAAAAGATTGGTAAGGCGTATGCAGTTTATAATGCATCTCTTGTAGCTATGGGTATGCCATTTAAAGCTATTTTTTATAAGGGAACTCCCGAAGCTAAACAACTTGCTAAAGACTTACTTTGGGATGCTGATAATACAAATACAATTACAGCTGAAGTAATTAAACATGGTAATGTAGATAAAGGTATGCAAGCTTTTTATAAAATGTATGAGCCCGAGTTTAAATTGGTATCCGCTGAATCTACTAAAATTTATAAAGACCCAGTTGATTATGTACGTAATGCGGGTAAAACCAAATACAATTTTAATATAACGGTAACAAGTGCTATTGAAAATAAGTTATTAGATGTTGATCCAAGAGTAAGAAAAGTTGCAGAAGCGGTTAGGTCAATTTTAGTAGATATAGGGCAACGGGCAGTAGCAGCAGGAGTAAAAGATTTTAGAGCATTAGATGATGAGTATTTTCCAAGGATAACTAAACATGCAAATGTGTTTCAATTGGCTAATGTAGTTGATAATGCATTTAAAGAGGGAAGCCCAGTATATGATGGACTTCTAAAAAACTATGCTACTATGTATGCATTTAAACACCCCACAGCTTCAAGTGAACAAATTAATGCTGTCTCTAAACAATTTATGGGTTCTATTGAAGATGTAACTAATCGAAATATTACTGGTGGAGTTGGGGATATGCTTGGGCAACCTACTGCTAGAGCAATGGAGCGTATCCCATTAGATATGGGTAAATGGCAAGATATAACAGTAATGCATAATGGAGTACCTTTTACAATAAAAATAGAAGATGTTTTTGAAAGAGACGTTGAACAAGTAATGACCTCTTATATAAATGCAATGGAAGGTCATATCGCACTAGCTGAAAAAGGGTATAAGTCCTACACAGATGCATTAGATATTGCAGGTAGACAACCCGATGTTGATATTAAACGTATTGCTACAAATTCAATTAACCAAATTATTGGTAGACAAAATTTTGATTCAACAACTACATTATCACAATCATCAATAATAGTATCTAATGCTACAATGCCTGTTATGATGAGTACATCAGCCATAATGCAAATATTTGAAGCAGGAGGTTCAGTAATCCGTGCAAGTAAAAGTTGGGAAGGATTTAAAGTATTAGTTAATGAGTTTGTAAATGTATTAAAAAATAGAGGTAGCGATGATGCACTTACTGCATTATCAATGAGACTAGATGGTAGAGGCGCTACTATGACGGTAAATAAGCTTCATACACGTGTATTTGAGGATAACGTAGAACACATGTTAGAAAATCAAGATAGTGTTATAAACTTAGTAAATAAATCAGCTATGAAAGCACGTGATGCTTCTATGATTGTTTATGGTATTGCCCCTTTAACTGACTGGTGTCAACGTGTAAATAGTCGCTTAAATATGGATTTAGTTGCACGTGTTGCATTTGGGTTTAAAAAACTATCAAAAACAGATATGGAAGCGTATGGTTTAACCCCTGAATTTTTAGATATGGCAAGAGGGATTTTAAAAGTAAATAAGAAAGGATTTTTAACAGACGAGTCTGCATCTCTTATTGAAGATAATCCTGAACTTTATGGTGAAATGCAACGAGTAATTTTCAATATGGGGCAAACACAAATGGTTACACCTACAATCGGTACAACCCCTGCAATGTTTCATGAATCAGCTTTAGGTTCGGCAGCAGGGAATCTAATGAGTTTTGCATTTAACGCTTATGCTACATATGGAGCAAATATGGTTAAAGGGCTAAGTCGTGGAGAACCAACAGCGGTTATTGATACTGTGTTATGGTTTTCTACAATGTTAATTGCACAAGAGTTAAAAGATAAGCTTAAAGGTCATAAAGAAAGAACAGATGAAGAAAAAGTTAGAATGGCGTTAATGCAAATGCCACTCATGGCACCGTTTGCACTTCCTAGTTTACTTGGTGGTTCAGATGTTCAAAATACCACATCTAATTTATTAATTAACCATGCTCAAAAAATGGGTATGTTAGGAGATGTCTTTAATGGCAAATAAAACTAAAGCAGATAAACTAAAAGAGTTAGACATCATGGTACTAGATACCATGATTAAACTTGTATCAGATAATAAAACAGAGTTACTATCTGACCTAACTACAGCAGTACAATACTTACGAGCTAATCAAGTAATTGAACCTGCTAACCGTGGTGAATCAGACCCAGTAGAAGAACGTAAGAAAAAATTAGCCCAAGTAAAGAAGACTCGTGAACAAATATAATTATGAATATTATGTAAAGCGTTCTGAAAAATATGGATGGGGAGGGCATATTGAAGATGACAAATATTATGATGATGAGGATTTGTATAATAGTTTTCATTGTTTTGTGCATTATTCTTTTGCCTATTTAAATCTGCCTGCCCCATCACGAGCACAAATAGAATTAGCAGAGTTCATCTCTAATAGGGCTAACATGCACCGTATGCTTCAATGCCTACGTGGATTGAGTAAATCCCTTAATGCAGAGTTATATACGGTGTGGAGGCTTTTAAATGACCCTGATGAGCATATCCTTGTTATGTCTGCTACAGGAACACGTGCAGTTAACTTTACCCAATTTGTTCAAAAACTTTTAGGCTTACTTCCCGTTTGTAACGGTATGCAACCAAGACATAATAAAGAGCGTACATCAGGACAGTCATTTGACATTGCAGGCGCTGCACCATCAGATTCACCATCCGTATATGCGGTAGGTATTGGTAATCAAATTGCAGGTATGCGGGCAACGCTTGTTATTTATGACGATATTGAAACTGCACAAAATGCTTCATCAGCAGTGCAACGAGATAAGATTGACCATTTTGCATCAGAAGCAGCGAACTTATTAATGGCAGGACATGATGAGTCAATAACTCTTTGTACTCCACACTCTATGGACTCTATTTATATTGACTGGATTAATAGCAAAGGATTTAAACCTTTCATTATCCCTGCTGAGTATCCTGAGGATACTACACTTTATGGAGGGCATCTTGCTCCATACATTATTGCAAGATTAGATAGTAACCCTGAGTTAGTTGGACAACATGTAGATGAACGGTTTACTCCTGATGTACTAGCTAATAAACGCATGAAAATTGGTAAGTCACAATATAAACTTCAATATATGCTTGATGTTAGTGCATCTGATGAACTTAAACATCCATTAAAACTTTCAGATTTAATTGTTATGGATATTGATATGGAGGATGCTCCTATTAAAGTATCCCCATCAACTATGAGAGAAAATCTAGTAATGATTAAACATAATGGGTTTACAACAGATAGACTTTACTCCCCTGCATTTATATCTGACCAACGTGCAAATTATTCGTATCGTGTTATGTCAATTGACCCATCAGGTCGTGGTGCGGATGAGACAGGTATTGCGATTGGTTTTTCATTAAGTGGTAAAATATTTCTTAAAAAATGTACGGGTATTAAAGGTGGATATGAATATGAAACTTTAAGTCAAATGGCAGAAATGTGTAAAGACTATAACATTGATTATTTAGTCATTGAAAATAACTTCGGTGATGGTGCACTAGAAAAAATGATTGAACCTCATATTAATCGTGTATCACCTAAAACAGAAATACGAGGAGTTCGCTCATCAGGACAAAAAGAAAAACGTATTATTCATGCACTTGAACCTATACTAAATCAACGTAAGTTAGTAATAGACAAACGAGTGTTAGATGATGACTTATTAGCTAATATAGTTAATAGTCTTACTTATCAACTGACACGCATTACGGAAGAACCAAAATCTTTACGTCACGATGACCGACTTGATGCTTTAGAAATACTTGTTACATTTTTAAGTGAGATTGAAAATTTTGATGAAGATGTTATTTTTGCTCGATTAGAAGAAGACAAGTTAAGGGAAGATATGGAGGACTATTATAAAATGTTTGGGATTGGAATGTCTGATGGATTAAACTATGGGGCTACCTATTAAGGTAGTATCCCATTTTCTTGAAGCCATTTTTTAGCTTCAAAATATTGTTTGGTATATTTAAATTTTAGCTGTGCAATCTCTTCTATTTTAGCAGATTCAACTGCTTCATCATAAGTATTATATACCCCGATATGGCAGTTATATTTTCTTACCCTCCATTTTTTACCATGTTTGTATACACCTTTCATACTTTTATTCTTTTGGCTTTTTGCTTCTATCTCGAACACTTCCTGATTCTCTACCAATAGTCATAAACCCTAAGCGTTCGCCTAACTGTGGGATACCACTTTTATTTAGAGCAACGTTATGTACAGTAAGCCCATTTAATGTTTCTTTACAAGTAGTTTTTTGTTTATTATTTTTCATGTTATGTCCTTTATTTTATAAGTACACTTGTACTTTACCTGTCTCACCAAACTCAACCCCATGATTAAATACTTCCATCATAAGTCTTATTAGTGCATCCTCTGCTTTTTTATTCCCTTTATACAATACTTCTGGAACAAGCTTTACCATCAACATTAGATAGTGTTTTTGTTCCTCTATAGTTAAACTTTCGGGCATTACTAATCATCCCTATGTGTGTTATCTAAGTTAACTTTATCTTCTAAGCTATACATAGCAGATACTTTTTTATCTAGTATTGATAGTAACGCTTTTTTGTTACCAACACTACAATATTCTAAACTATCAATTATAAATGCATCTGTGTTATGCCTACGTAGATACCGTAAGGTATCTGCTGTACAATTTAAACAACTATGTGCATTAATAATATTCCCTAATTCCTCTAAGGATGTCTTCATTTATTATCTCCTTCCAATAAGTTAATCTTTTTTTCAAGATAATGAATAGCTTTTTGCAAGTCAACGATTTGTGAACCTTTGTCACGTAGTACGTATTTGATTACGTTGCCGAGGTAATAGTCTAAATTATACTCATCAATAATGCTCCAAGGCTGGATAACATGTTTTGAATAGTGATCGCCATCTACTTGTTTTGCTTCACG